GAACTTTTTTATAGTTTAATCCAAGGTTTATGATATTGACTTTATCAATCTTACCGACAGCGAACTGACCAGTAGTAGTGTAAGAAATGGATCCAGAACCATCCCAAAGAGGCTGACTACTAACATCATAGACAAAACGATTTGATGTGACATAATTGATTGTATTAACTCCTTGTAGTGGATCTGTTATAATACTGAAGAAAGCATTATCAGTGCCAACAATATTCTTTCTATCAAAATAGAAGAAGTTAGCAAAGTCTGTCCCTACTCTATTGGTATAGGTATTACTTGGTAATCTAGTTCCATACCCAAACTTAACATTTGTAAATGATCCTGCAGTGCCAGGTAAATTTGTAGATGCTAGCTTCTCAATAGTAATCAAGTTATAATTATTACTTGGACTAATATCAAAGTAAGTCCCAGTGAGACTAGAATGAGACGTATCAAACGTATACTTATAAAACTCTTGTAAATTTATGTTAGGGTTAGGTACAAACGTACTATTGTCTTCTGAAAATTCAAATTTATATGCAACTTCTCCTGCAGACTTAACAGAAACTAATCTTTGAGGATTGCTACTATCAAAGAAGCTAGAACTTAACACAACTTTACTTGCATTAGATGTTAATGTGCTGTAATCATATACAATAATAATTTTTTGTGTAACAGGATCATATGATTGTACATAACCAGTGGTTGCTGTAGAGAAAATAGCATAGTTAGATGTAAAGTTATATCTCGCATTGTAAAGAGATATAGATTGACCATCAAAATGATCTACATCCTCAGTTCCTTCTTGTCCTCTAATAACATTGAAGACTTTACCATTGATAGATTCAATTTTAATAACTTCTTCACCGATCTGAATTAAATCATTAACAGCATAACCATCTGACTTATCAACAGTAATAGATGTGCTACCAGCAGCAAGACCAACATGTCCAACATACATAGCAAATCTAGCAGTGGACTGTGATGCACCAGATCTTACTAAGTCTTCATCTGCAACTCCAAGATAATCTCCTCTCTCATATCCAGAACCAGCAGTTTGTAATTGTATTCCAGAAACTATACCTGCAGCAGATACAGTAAAGGTAGCAGTTGCTCCAGATCCTGATCCGCCAGTAAGAGCAACACTAGTGTAAGTACCAGCTGTATAATCAGCACCACCGTTAAGGATTTCATATCTTCCTATTCCTGTGAAATCAATTGTAGTATTATTTACAGGAGGAATTAGCACAGCTTCCTGATATAACCTCTTTCTCAAATAATATGTTTTATTTTTAGTTGCATCATTTGGATTAATACTAATATCTACTTTATCACCAATACCAAGTCCGTGAGCATCAGCAGTCTCAACTAAAGCAACACTTTGATTGACTTCAAATGGTTCTAGATTATCACTAAGTGATGTGAGTCTTACAAGTCTAGTTCCAGATGTATTGAATAAATCATTAGACTGTATAAAGTATGCATCATCAACAATCCATGTACCGCTGAGAACCTTGATCTCTACTACGTTTTGAGAGGATGTTCCTGCTAATACTTCAGCAGTAGCAATAGGTGCATTAATACCATCAGTCAAACTTAATATTGCACCTTTTGTATAAGAACTTCTTTGATCTAATAAAACGTTAAATGTTTTGATAGTTGCTGAGAATGTTCCAGTATCATCAAATGTTCCATTTACATTTCTAAGAACAATAGTGTTATCATTCTTGACTGTACCAACAATAGAACCAAACGCACCAGAAGAAGGTTGATTTAATGTATCATCAGCAAATAGATACGCATTTTGTATGGTTGTTAGTCTTACTACTTTATTCTCTTTACATTCAATATAATTTACATCTCTACCTTCAACAGATGAAATAATAGCTTCTGCTTCAGAACCCTCTGTCCCTCTGTTCTCAAAATAGATTTGTGAATTTATAGAGAAGTTTCTAGAGCTATCAATAACATCAATATTATCAACTGTTCCAGATTTTACTTCAGAGATACTAGCAATAAGTCCTTCTCCATTTCTCTGCATTCCTGCAGAGTAAATCTTTTTAGCACTCTTAGGAATGTCATTCTGACTTATATCAGAATTGTAATTACTATCAACAGGTAGAGAATAGAAGTTCTCACCTACAACGTATGGGTATTGCGGTACTTGATTGCTATTAATAGTAATGAAATAAGCATAAGTTCCTTTCGGAAATTCTGGGGTAACACAAAATCTTCCATTGTTCTGATCTAATGTACCACTCTTATGAGAGTAAGTGTAATCATTGTTAAATGTACCTAATGGGTAAGTGGTCAATGAAGGACCTTCTCTACGAGTTCCATTTAAAGAATAACTAGATGTCATTCTAGTAATAGATGACGTAGAATCTAAAGGATCCTCGTAACCAAATGCACCATAGATTGGATTGCCATCATAAGCAAATCCAATAATAGGAGAATGAGTTTTTGTAGCAGGTTCAGTTCCTGCACTATTAAGGTTATCTCCTAAAGTAACACGTAAAGCTTTAGGATTAGCAAGGTAACCATAACCATATTCTAGAACATTATCATAGTTTGCAAAAATATAACCATTTTCTGTGTCAAGATTATTTTCTAATTTTGTATATCTGTTAAAATTCCATTCCTTTAACATAGGAATACCTGTTGCATTTTCTCCAACAGGAATCACATCTACAACGACTGTATTTTGATTGTAAAAGTTTCCTTCTGCATTTTTCTCAAATCCAATAATCTCACCATCTGTATTAACAACAGCAGTGAAGTCTGCAAATCTACCTCTTCCTGCTCTATCTCTAATTCTTATAGTTGGAGGTGATGAATAGTATTCACCAGCATTATCAATAATTAAGCTAGTAACTTTTCCACCTGTTACGACTGCACGAACAGATGCATTACGACCAGAGGTAATAGTAATATCTGGAGTTCTTGGAAAGATGTCATTAGTATCAACAATAATACTTTCTACTACCTGTCCAGTCAATATTGCTCTTGCTTTATTAGGAACTTGATCAACTAAAACAAAAGGTGGAGATACGTAACCTCTACCTTGAGTGTTAACCTTAATTTCTTCTAATTGACCAAAACGAACACTATCATGATCCTTGTAACTGTAGACAGGGACACCGTTTAGAAGAATTCCAACATCTCTTCTTGGTGTAGGATATGTCTCTGTAGTTCTAGTAGCTTCCTTTCTGATTAGACGAAGAATTTTCTGATCTAACAAAGTTTCATTAACTTGAGACCCATCTAGAATCTTATGTGAGGGATAACTTGAACTTGTAATGTAATAATACTGATCATCTGCAAAAATAGATGATACATCAGTAGTCAACTCACTTAATGAAGTTTGAATGCTAGGTAAAGTTGGAACATCTGGTGCATTTCCTGTATCTTGTAACCATCTTACTTGGTTTGTAGACAGATCAATAATTTTAGGATCATTAGTCTCAAAACCAGGATTAGATACTTGTACTTTATCGCCAGGACTAGCATATGGTTGTGTACTGTCTGGTTTTAAATTATAGATTACACCAAATGTAAGAAGAGTAACGTCACTACCACTGATAGTAACTGGTCTGTATACAGAAGTTCCAGTAGTATGTGCAATAGCTCCTGATGGTTGTCTATCCTTGATAATAAACTGAGTTACAGTCTTCTCCTCAAAAGTAATTGTCTCCTCTCCTAAGAGAATAGATCCAGTCTTACCCCAACCAATAGTAGATGATACATTGATTCTATTTCCAGTGCTATCTGTTCCTGCTACTGGTTTTATTAGTTTTGTTTTTGTTGATACCTCAAAAGAACCATTGACTGTCTCTGGTGCTAATACAATATTATAAATTACCTCGTTGTCAGAAGTTCCGTCAGCATAAACGTTATCTACTACAGCATCAGCATATCCATATTCTTCAGTAGCTGTCTGTACAATCTTCTTTCCAATTAAATTTTTGATATCACCTGATACAAGTTTACACTTAAGTGCATATACGTTTATCCAATCTGCGTCAGATGACTTATATGTAAAATCTCTTGGTTTATAAACTTCTGGTTTGTTACTATCATCCTTTGCGACAATAGTATTAAAAACAAATTTGATAGAACTAGTGGTTCCTTTTGCTTTATAGAACTTCTGAATGTTTTTAATCAGAGTTCTCTTATCTACTTCTCCTCTAAGATATTTTTCTGGGAATGAACCAAGATACTGAGCTTCAAAATTCTTTACTAATGCATATAAGAAAAGATTACTTACGTTAAGAACCTTCTGACCAGCATTATGTGGTGCTGCATCTGTGCTGGTGTACTCTGACGAGCTATAAAGATCACCAAGAGTTGTGTTACCACTGACACCTCTAACTGCTCCTGATAAAGTTGTGCTTGTTCGTGATTCATAGAAGATAATCTCGTTGTCTATTCTAACGTATCCGTTTTTCTCTGGAAAACTCGTTGCATCTTGTAGTACAATTGTATCATCAGTATCAGTGATACTAACGTCCAACACATCAGACTGTCTAAGTAAGTTTTTTTCATAATAATCTATATCTGCATATTTTTGGATATTGTTGATAATATCCAACGTGCCACCTTGTACCTCCTGTTGTTCATAATACTTTGTGAGGAACTTACTGAAAAGTTCATACTCTGTACTAATGAATTCAGGAAGCTGCGATTCAATGAGAGTGGAAATTCTCTTAGTCTTTACAGCGGGCATTTAATTTACTCTTTGTATGCAGTGAATGAGGAATTAGCAACGTCAACGTCAAGGTATACCTCACGCATTGCCTTGATGTCGTTTGATAGGGGTTTTACTCTTAGTGAAATGCGGTTATCAAAGAAACTACCTTTAATGATAGTCAAAGCATACATTTTAAGCTCGCCTTTTTCATAATCTATGTCTCCAATATCGCTGTCTAGGACAACTTTTTCACCAGTTACGCTATCTAGTCTATATAGCACTATTTTACTATTCCTATCTTCAACATAAACATCAAAGTTAGGATACTCAGTGACTCTAAATCCAGTGCTAGAAAGGACTGGATCGTCACAGTCCTTATCAAATGCATTCTGGAAACATACTTCATAATAGAAAGTAGAATTAAGAGAAGGATAGAAATCCTTTCTCATTGTGACACTTGTGAGATTGGAATTGATAGACTTATCTACATCGTCAATTACACCTACCATCTTACTATATCTAAACTTACCATTGAACTTCTCAGTATCACTTGTATCAAGATAAGACTGTACACCACCAATAACTTTGTCTCTAATCTGTGATGGTGTCTGATCTGTTGATAAACTATTATAATAGATCTTACTCATCATCTCAACATAGAGAATAGAAGGATCAATTAATTTTGGTTCTACAGATGCAACAACATATTTCTTTAATTTCTCTACAATATCATTTTTTGTCAATGATGTTAGATAGCTTGCATCTTTAGGTTTCAATGCAATAAAAACTTTTCCATACTCAGGTGGATCCTGATCCTCACCACCAAATATAACGATGTCACTGGTAGCAGGATATACTTGACGCACAATTGCTTCATAGTCCTGTGCGGTCACTGCACGGTCTTGTGTGCCGTATGCTTTAGGAGCAGTGTATTTTATCTTAGAAGTGCTTTCTATCTCTTCACCGCCCGCAGAGGCAACAGTAGATGTAATAGATGTGGTAAATGAAGTTGGAGATACACCATTAGGGTTCTCTAATACACCAGAGAAGACAAATGTACGAACTCCATTACTTTCAGGTCCTGCTGTTGTTAAATAAGACACCTCAATACGAGCATTGTTCTCTAACTTCTTACCTAGAACACCATCACCCATTAATATTTCATATCTTTCGTCTTCAATTTCATCAAGGAAGAAAACTTTAGATGTACCATCAACACCTAGAATATTATCTGCTACAAGATATGGTTCACTGAAGCTACCTCCAGTAGGAAATACTTTTACACTAATTGTGTTAGTGTCAATGTTCTGATTATCAAGTATAAATCTCTGACTTTTTAATGCTGTGTTAACAGTAAAGGTATTAACAAGTTGTGTTCCTTCTTTTACCTCAACATTAGTAAATGTTGCAACGTTACTTATAACTTGTGCCTTTACATCATCAGTTACAACATACTGATACACGTTGTTATCATAAGAAGCAATAAATCCTGTTCCTTTCTTCAGGATTAGCTCTGTATCAGTTGTTGGGTTACTATAGGTTACAGTAAAAGAAACATATGCTGTAGGAGACGTAGCACTCTTAGGTCTATACCCTAGTTGCTTCGCAATTGCTATTACATTGTCTCTCAAGGTGGCAGAATCAATGAATAGTTCATTGACTACCATGTTAGTATTAAACGCTGTATAATAGGTGTTATAAGCGAGTGTATCAATTATAGTAGATAATGCTGATCCTTCAAAATCATAGTCAGTAAAATCTGACTGTGCTCTCATATAATCTTTGAGAGAAGTTTTGATATCTTCAAAGTCTAAATTAGAAACCTGTGTGTAAGGCATTATCGTGTACGCTCCAAGATGAACTCTACTGCCACTGGTATGTCGTCTCTTCCAGTTATGGTATACTGTAGTTCTACATTATAACCATTGTTTTCAAAGTCTGGTTCACATCTTAGTTGTTCTACGAACGCTCTTGGTTCATAGCGACTGAGTGTGTTTCTAATTTCTTGTTTAATAGTACCAGCAGATGCATAATCTAGAGGTTCAAATAGAATGTCTTGTATATCACAACCTAAGTCAGGTTGAAATGGTCTTTCTCCTTTCCTTGTAAGCAACAAAGATGTGATTGACTGAACAATCGCAGCTTTATCCTTCACTGCCACCAAATCATCGGTAACAGGATGTTTCTTAAATGTAACACTCAAATCCTTGAATGTTTGAAAGGAAGGCATTTAGACACAGCAATAGGCTGTTTTTATTTATCCGTGTTCGCTCAACATTTCTTTCTTTACTTCCATCTCCCACAACTCTCTTTCATCATTCTTTGCAATTCTGTCTATCCATTTGTCGGCATCATACTCTGAGATGAGTTTCTTACCACTCTTTTTAAACTCTTCACTTTTATCTACTTTGATTACCATAGTTCGTCTCCAGTAACTCTTTGTATTCATCAACTAGTTTCCACTGCCAACCATCTGACAACTTAGTTCTATTTAGATCATTGATACACCATTGCATAGGTCCTCTGCTTCTCACATAGTGTAAGAACAGCTGTATATAATGATCACCATCATACTTACCCTTACGACCATGAGTGCCTACACAACCAAGATAGATGATTGCATCACCTTGCTCTAGTATTACCTCTGTAGGATTCTCTTCTGGATCCTCTATGATAAACTCCCATGGTTTATCTGATCCTAGATGTATACTCACACTTATCTCACACGCAGGACGATCATCATGTAGAGGTAGATACGATCCTTTGTTGTAACAACGCAAGTAAGAGTATGTCGGATACAAACGCTCTCCTACATGATCTACCATCTTCTGCGTCATGTAGTATAGAAGCTCTTGTCCGCCCACAGGACTCTCATAGAAGTAGCAAGGACCACTATATCCGTCCTTGAACGCGGAATCTACTCTACCACGATCACGGAAATCTACGTATATCTCCTCTGCCCACTCTTTAGATAAGAAATTCCTCACTACTATGTGGTTTGTTCTCAGTAGTTGCTCGTTCATTAGGTGTTTCCCAGAAATAGTCGTCAGTGTCTCCTAGTCTTCCCCAGTTCGTTCCTGACTCTACTTGGTATTCTATAGTAGAAACCTTAAAGTCTGGTGTCTTGGGATGTTGTGGAGTGATAGAGAGGTCATAGAGACGCATCCTGTTATTTGGATACAATGCATACTGTCCATTCTCTAATTGTATGCAGTTATGACTCTTGTGCTCCTGTGGAACCTCACTCACATTATTATCCACGATATCAATATTCACATGGTAGTTATCTAGAGTAAACAGATACTGCCCATGTATCAACCCGTGGTCTCTTGTACGGATCTCACAATCCATAGAAGATATAAAACCTTTATTAATCGCCATTACACCATAGTCCATACAATTCCAGAACTGTAGATTCTCTAGACTCATATCGGGCGTCGGTGTTTTCGGCGCTCGGAGAAAAGCGGATATAGGAAGCTTATCATACATCGCACCATACTCAGGTAGATACGTCTCAAAATAAAAAGCACGACCAGGTATACTTTTACAAGCTACCCAGACGCCCTCTACAAATTCTCCGTGCCCACTTTGATGGTCAGTAAGGTATTCTTTCCGCACCCATACCTTCTCAGCAGGTAAATTACAAATCAGATTCATTCTAAAGGTTCTATTCCGTATGGTGTCAAATCGTAATAAGGTATCTCTAATGGTTCACCCTTGCGAGGTGTAGGTTGCCCTATCTTATCTAAGATACTCGCAGGTATCTTCTTCTTAGAAATATCATAGGGTATCGGAGCATTCGCTACACACACCCTGATGCATTCCCATTGCTCGTCAGTGAAAGTTGAGTTGTTGTACATTACTTTTCTTTTCTAGGATAATAAACCTCAACGTAACTGTCACACTTGGGACAGTGCAGATTAGTTACGAAACTATACTCTTCAAGATGCTCACAATCATTGTCACCACCCCATATGAGTTCAGTGTCACAATGCCAACATCTCACCTTCCTTGTCCTCTATATCTCTTCTTAGCTTTATTTCTACTTGTCGCAGAATACTTTGTATGTGATCCACGTCCTTGTCTTGTCTTCTTAGGAGTTGCCTCAATTGTAGGAGTTACACCCCATCCACCTTTTGCCTTTGCCATAAATTACAAATTACTTCCTATGATTATGTTAGCATGTTGAAAAGGTCCTGTCAACACTCTGGGAGTACCTCCTATCACCAAGGTAGTTTGATCACCAGTCACAGCAGGTAACTTATTATCAATAAACACAGTAGTATTCACTGTAGGTTGAATTACCCTATCAGGTGGTGAACATGGTAACAAGGGAATGAGTGGTACACCTTCATCTGTATCATCACAAACATAGGGATTACCTGCAATAATCTTGAGAGGTTGATTCTCCACTACTACAGAAGTATCAATAGCATCTCCTCCAATTGCCTTTGCGTTATACGTACAGTTTAAAACAACATTAGCAGTATCTACTGTATCTTCGCTAGCTAGATTTGGCATCTTCTTCTCTCAGAACCTCATCAATATAATGAGGATGTGCTTTCAGAAAAGGAACGTCTTCCTTAGCATGTTGCATGGCATCATAAGAAGTATCTGCATACTCGCAGATCTCATGGTGCTTTCTTTGTTTGTCGTGATAACCTATTGTGTAGTGCATTAGACTGCCTTTGCGACTTTTAATAGATCTTGTTTAAGACCTTCTACATTATTATGTAGATAGTCTAGAGTTTGGGCGACTGTCTCGTAGTCCTCACCCGATGGACGGCGGTACATTAACGATGGATTCGCCAGCTTTTCTAAAGTTTGTTGTAGGGTGTTCAATTTCTCGGACTGCCATAGGAGGGTTTTCTCCAACTCGTTCAATCTCGCTGACAACTCTTCCATTATTTTGGTCTCCTGTATGGTATGCGTTAGATGCACGTTCTTCAAATTGGTCACAGAAAT